GCCGCCAATCGCAAAGAAGCCTGTGCTTTCCTCAATAGTGATCTTCCCGTCCCATGCCGCTGCAGCTGCCATGGCCTGCCCGCTGATAGAAGCAATGCAATCCCCGATGCCTACCGTGCCGGAGCCATTTTCCATCCGCAGGTATACGTTGAAGGTATTCGTGATGTTCGCCACAACATTCTCAATCGGGTAATACAAGGACAGGATATGCTTCCCGCTGTGCCAGGTCTCCACCGGATGATGCAGAAGGATCTCCGTGTCGTTCAGTTCAAAGGTCACATAGCAGACCGCCTTCCCATCCTCCATCCAGGTGACCGGCAGGCTCACATCTACAGAAATGTCCGCGGTATCTGTCGGCAGGGAAGCATCCTCGGTTCCGATTGTTTCTCCCGTGTCGGCATCCGTCACCCCATCATCCGAAGCTGTGCCGCTTCCGCCAGTAGATGGGGGGAATGGTACGACAATCGTCCCCGTGGCGTTTGCCGTCATTTCTATAGGCTCTGCAGCCGCGTCCACCACCACCTGCCCGAAGAACTGCGCGTGGTTTTCTTCTTTGGAAGCAAACTCAATGCTGATGATCCGCACATCGGTATCCCCAATGGTATAGGCGGAGGCATTGGTAAAGGTATGGATCCCGATCTTCCCCGCCTCGATCTGATTTAAAAGACCGGAGATGTTCTTGTCATTCTTGGACTTCGCCTGGGACAGCCTCGGATTCTTCCCCACGCATTTCAGGCTTTGCCTCCCACCAATCTTCAATGTAAAAGACGTCACGCAGGTGATCTGCTTACTATCCGCCTGCCCGCCGGAGAAGGTCAGCACATCTCCCAGATCCAGGGCTGGATTGCCGATGGTATCCGAATCAAAGGGAACATAATTTACCACAGACAAAGCTGTGAGGATGTTCCGGCAAAGCTCCGCTCTGGTCTCCTCCAGACCGAATTGCAGGAGCGGGTTTATCCCCAGGTTCATGGTCAGCCCGTTGTCTTCTTCCAGGGCATAATACTCAGCCGTCTGCGTCCGCAGGTTGGTAGAACTGACCGCTGTGTATCTGGTGACAAAATCCGAAAAGCTGCTGGAGAACCGGTGCTTCTGCATAATCTCCATCACCGGCATGTTCCCATACTGGCGAAATTCCAGCCTCCCTTCCCGATTGATGCAAAAGAAGCCGCCCAGCACCTGCGCTGTGAAATACAGCACATCCCGGTAGGTTTCAATATCATTCTCCGGATAAATGGAGAGCATCTTTGACCCATTAGGAAGCGCCTCAATCTCTGCCTGGCCCTGGGCAAGTTCCACCCCGCAGGCCGTACTGCACAGCGCCATCATTCCATAAGCCGTTCCGATGGTCTCAAAGCCGTTGAAATCCCGGTCAAACCGGAGCATGTAGTCATAAGCCTTCAGCTCCAGCACATGGGCAGTCCGGTTGGCTTCACTCACTTCAAAGGTTCCCATCGGGACTGCCTCGTAGCTGCCGTCTGCCAGCCGCAGATGATAGGCCAGCTCCACCTTTGCGTCCTCCAGTGTGTACCGGTCGATATCCAGAAACAGGCTGATCCCCATTTCCGCTGCATACACCGCGCCAAGCTCAATCTCCGAATTGCCGCAGCATTGGGCTGTGATATGGCCGCTTCCTTTTACGATATCCTCCTGCGTGAAGGGATACTCCACACCGGCCACGGTCGTGATCTTCCCCGTCCAGTAAACTTTGCGGGCGTTCCCCTGCACCGCCTGCAGGAACGCTTCACTTACTGGGTACATCGGGCACCCCCCTTCTTAAAACTCCCTCAGCGTAAAACTCACGGTCCACAGCCCCTTCCGGGACGTATCCTTCACAAGGGAAGCCTTATATCCCTCGATATACATCTCCGCCGTCTTTATCGCCAATGTCTCTGTGTCGAAGTAGCCCACAGAAATCTTTTCCTTCTGTTTAAACTCTGTCAAAACCTGCAGCCACTTCGCGGACACAGAGAAGGTTACCGGTATGCTTACCACGCCAAGGCGCACCACATCCCGCTGCATCGTCCCCGCTTCCGTTTCCCCGCCGGAATCCGCTTCCACATCCGCCATCTGTACCTCATAAGAGTCCGGCAGTGGGAGCGGTGTGCCGTCAAACATCAGATACTGAATAAATGCCATGACTTACCTCCCTCCTGACCGCAGGTTCTGCCTTGCCTGGGCTGTCACTACCAACTCATCCAGAAGCGTCCCGCCGACATACACCGGTATCACAATGTTGCCCTGCTGACCGGAAAAGCCTATCAGTGCTTCCGATACCGCGGAAGAAATGCCGGAGATCATATCCGCCATACTGCCGCCTGCCACCATACCGTCTGTAAATCCATACCCGGACGCGTTCACCTTCGGAGTGACAACCATATCCGAAGCCACATCCCTCACCGCGTTCTCCACCAGCTTCCGGTTCCTCTCGATACCAGACGCCAGCCCCTTCATAAAGTCCGGCATCCAGGTTTCATAATCCGCCAGAGGGCCTTCATCCGGCGCGGAAAAGTGGAGGAAGGAACGGATGCGGGCCGCCAGATTGGAAACCGTATTGATCACACCCTGGATCATACTGGAAATCCCGTTAATCAGCCCCTGAATAAAGTCCTTCCCCCACTGAAATGCCTGTCCGGGCAGTCCCGTGATAAAACTGATAGCGGACGAAAAGCCGCCGGAAACCACCGAATACACGCCGGAAAGGGCTGATCCAATTCCGGAAACCATCATCCGAAAGGCGGAAACCGCCGCTTCTTTCAGTGATGTGGCAATACTCACCACGGAACTTTTGATTCCCTGCCAAAGAGACACGGCGGTCTGCTTCAGGGCCGACCAGATTTGGGAGACGAATTGCGACAATGCCGACAATGCCGTCTGTACCCCCTGCCTCAGCCCGGAGGCGGCAGATGTCACTACCTGCCGGATACCGCTCCAGATTTTTGAGGCGGCATTTTGGATATTAGTCCAGATTTTTGCCGCGTCAGAAGCCAGCTGCGTGAAATTCCCTGTCACCAGATCAATCAGCAACAGAACCGGCGCAAGGATCACATTTTTCAGCAGTTCCCAGGCACCGGAAGCAATCTCACAGATCCCTGACCAGATCCCCTGCAGGGTATTTTTCCCATTCTCCCACAGGGATGTAACCGTATCCACCACCAGCTGCACAATCGGGTTCCCTAGAATCGTGTTCCAGGTATCCGTAAAGAAGGAAGCTACCTGCGACCACAGGCTGTTCCACCACTCTGGGATGGTTGAAAAGAAATCTACAAATTTCTGAGCTGCCGCCGGGATTGTCTCCGTAAAGAAGACCACCACCTTGTCCCAAAGCTCCATCAGCTTTGCGGATACGGTTTCCCACAGCTGCCCGAACCACTCAGTAATCGCACCCCAGTTTTTCACCACAGTGATGATCACCGCAATCGCCGCAGCCACCGCCGCAATGATGCCGATGATGGGAAGCAGGGAAATATTTAATGCACCGAAGGACACTGCAAGAGCCGCAATGATCGGCACCAAGGCTGTAAAGGCCACCAGCAATGCACCGAGGATCACCACAAAGTTCTGCACCGGCTCCGGAAGCATGCCGAAGACCTCGCTCACCGCAGTGATGATCGCCACCAGAGGCGGCAGTACCACGTTGGCCAGCTCTACGATTTTTTCTCCCAGAGGGACCAGAGCCTGCTGAAGCTTCCTTGTATTGGCTTCCATCTCCTGCATGGGAGTGCCGGTCTGGTCAAACAGGTTCTGCGCAGACCCTGCCACGCTGTCATAGGTTTCACCCACCGATGTCAGGGAAGTGATGAACTTCAGGTTCCCATCCTCGGCCATGGTTCCAAAAGCTTCTGCCGCCATGTTTAATGCCTGCTGCTCACTGGTACAGTTTGCGATATCCGCCACAATGGAATCAATGACCTGCTTCTGGGTGGCCTCCCCATTCTGCCATGCCAGGAACAGCCCCTGGGTCTTCTGGGAATACAGGTCAATGGAATCCCCGATGGTGCCGTCCGCCAGTCTGGTAGTCACCTCATTGATGGCGTCATTGACCTTATCCAGGTTGTAAGCGCCGCCCTGCAGGCCGTTCTGAAGGAGCTGGAAATACTCGGACGCGGAATAACCTGCCTGGGCAAATTTGCCGGAATACTCAGACAGATTGTCACCCAGCTCATTGGTCTTATCCAGACCATTCTGTGTGCCCTTGACGATATAGTCCATTGCCTCCTGGGCTGTCATGCCGTACTGCGCCATCAGGGCATTGACACCACGCAGGGTCTCATTCATGTCGATACCGTACAGTTCATCCAGTGTCAGCGCCTGCTGCGTCAGGTTGGTCAGGTCAGTGTCGGAAAGCTCCCCAAGGTTCTTCTTTACCATGATGACGGCATCCGCCACGGACTCCATGCTGTCGCCCACACCGGCACCGTAAACGTCCTTCACAATCTCCGCGCTGGCCTCAGCCGCCGCCCCGGTTTCCCCGAAGTAAGCATTTACCTTGGTGACCGCATTTTCCGTTTCCGCATAGGCAGATACTGCCTTGTCTCCAATATCCTGTATCTTATCCCCAACAGCAGATAACTGGTCAGCCGCTTCCATAAGAGCGGCTCCCCTTGTGGCTTCCGCAATCTCCCCGATGTCGCCAGCGGCATCCTGGGCAGCGTCCCCTACATCGTTCAGATCCTCAATGAGGTTCCGGATGGCCTGCCCGTCATCCACCGTATCCAAAGCATCCGTCAGCTGCCTGATATCTGCTTTTCCTCCGGTAGCAGATTTTCCAATCTTCTCAATGGCAGTCTTTAACTGATCCGAAGAAGCCGTGCCGCTCTTGATAGCATTCACCAGCTTGCTTCCCAACACGTCCGCATAATCATCCACGCTGGATTCCGTAGCAGCAAACAGCTTGCCAAGCCTCTCGGTGTTGGTGGAGAGCCGTTCCTGCTCGGACTGCAGGCCGGACAGATCCGCCTTGTAGCGGTTCAATGTCCCCCTGGTTTCCTCCACCTCACGCTGGAAGGCCATATACTGGTCTTTTCCCAGATCTCCCCGTTCAAAGGCTTTTGTTACTTCTTCCTGCGCCTGCTCTAAAGCCTGCAGCTTCCTTTCGGTATCCCCGATGGCAGACTGCAGCAGTTCCTGCTTCTGGGCCAGAAGCACCGTGTTGGACGGGTCCAGCTTCAGAAGGTTATTCACATCCCGCAGCTGGCTCTGTGTCTTTTTTATGGAATTGTTCACATCGGACAGCGCTTTCTGCAGGCCACTGCTGTCGCCGCCAAGCTCCACCGTGATTCCTTTGATCCGGCTTGCCATGTGTCACTCACCTCCTGAAATAGAAAAAGCCCGGATTTCTCCAGGCAACTTTGAAAATCAGCACCTTTTCATTATCAGCACCTTTTCTGATTTTCCCTTTGTCTATGGGCTTTTTTCTGCAAAAGGTGTGGATATCCCGGTTAAAATAAATCGAAATCCTTCTGCGTCGCCACTACAGCATATTTATGCTCATCGTTGCGGCTCTCCACATACATGTCATTGACCAGACCGATGGTTAAGAGGTCAAGCTCCCCGATAGACAGTCCCAGCTGCACACAACGCAGAAGGAAGAGGGGAGTCGTCATTTCCCGGTCAGTTGTGCGAAGTTTTTTTTAGCCTGCACCTCCGTCTTGGTGTTGAGTCCCCACAGCTCTATGATCTGAGGCAGCACCTGATAGATGGAAAAAGTGTTAAAGCTATCCAGCCAGTCCTCCGGTGTATCCGGGATGGATGGGTCCGCATGCTTTGCCATCACATAGGCGATATTCTCAAACATCTCCAGAGAGAACAGATCCAGGCTGGAATTCTCCGGATCGTTTTTATCAATGCCTTTTTCCAGATCCTTTAAGTCCTTAAAGATATCCCGATGGAACCGCATCCGGTAGATGCGTGGGATGGCAGCGGAGGCCCGAAAAGCGACCTCCTGCCCATCGATTACGATATTTCTCTTCATACTCATGCTGTGCCACCTCCAGTCTCATCTGTTGAAGTGCTGGCCGCAGCCGGCATATACACAGCCCCGTACCAACCGTTGTACACTTCATCCGTTGTGGAATCCCCGGTTCTTGCCTTTACATAACCATTTGCCAGAGGCGCGGCCTTAAGAGCCAGCGTTTCTGTCTGTACCTCGATCTCTTCCTCATTGGTGGAAGACTCGATATTAGGCCTTGCCGCCGAGCAGTTATACAGCACATGACGGATCTTTCTCACATCCCCGTCAAACTCAAAGAGCAGGGCAAAGTTGGCCGTCTCCACATTGGCATTCTCCACCAATACCTGATTGGTATCCAGAGATTCCTTCAACACATCGGTACGAAAGCTCTCCGGCACCATCGCCAGCTCCAGGTCACCTTCATAGCCCATGTTGTTGGAAATCGTGTAGTAAGCATACCCATCCGCGTAGAAGTTGGACGGCTCGCCGTTGGGCTCCAGCGAAAGGGAAACCGCGCCCGGCATGGCCACCGGTGTTCCAAAGGCCACTTCCCCTTCCTCGCTCACTGTGATCAACGCGTAATGCACGTTGCAGATATTGAATTTTACTTTATTCTTCTTCGTCGCCATTACATTCCCTCCATATCGAAAGAGTACAGAACCTCATAAAGCTTTTCACTGTCAATCCAGGTTTCTGTCTTGTCATAAAAAATACCAGACGCGTCCAAGACATCCTCCATAGCCCGTTCCGCATCCGGGTCTTTTTGGTCGGTATAAAGCTCCAGATGCACCTGGCTGACCTTATGGAATACCCGGCCATCGGCAGAAAAGTTACGGCTTCCCGGAAGCAGATAGCACAGGAATGGAGGATCCGGCGCTTCCCCTTCCGCGAAATGGTCATAAGCATAGGGAATATCCATCCCTTTTATGATTGAAACCAGTCTCTCCATCTCATCCCTCCAACGCTTTTCTGATCTCATCTTCCAGTTGCTCCACGCCCTTTTGCTCCGCGGGCGCAATGTGCGGGTACGCGGGTACCCGTCCGCCACCACGTTTCGCGTGCCCATGCTCCAAAAGATGCGCGATCTGATACCGGTTCCGTGAATGGACGGTCAGGATCAGGCTGGAAGATGTCTCCTTCGTTTTCCTCACTGCCCAGCTTTTTGCGTAAGCCCCGGTATCCCTCGGGGCATGGGCGCTGATCCCATCCCGCACGGTGTCACCAGCATCCCTGACCGCCTGTTTCACATCCGCTGCGGCCAATTCCGCATAGTCTTCCAAAGTCTCCATAATGGCGTCTGCCATCTCATCGATCCCCACACTTCTTCCCATACTCAACGCCTCACTTTCTCGCACCGAAATTTCAGCATCCGATTCCTGTAATTCATATGGTCGACCGAAATGATGTTGAAGATCTCCCCATTAAACAGGACGCGGAAACCATCCGGGGTCACTTCCATCGTCTGCCTGCAGCAGCGGACCGTAAAAGCGGTGTCAGCATCAACCACAGTAAGCCCGGCCAGGGCTTTTTCATTCCCACCCTCACCGCTGACAGTGGCATAACAGGTGTAATAATCCTCCCATACATTCCTCCGGTTTCCAATCTCGTCTGACACAACCTGGTTTTTCTGAAATGTGATCCTGACATTTAAAAGAGCGATCTGCATCTTACACCACCCCTTCCCGGATCGAGAAGAGCAGGCTTCTAAGCGTCAATGTCAGGGCATGGTGGTCCGCTTCCTCCCTGTGCTCAAAAAGATACCCCAGGGCATACAGGATCGCCACGCGCATCACATTGCGGACACACTCCAATTCTTCCTCCGTATACAACTCGTTTTCGACAGGCAATACGTTTCCTTCACTGTCAAAGGCAATCGAATCGATCACCTTCCACTGCCCGGCAGACAGCCTTGCCACATCCACACAAAGCTGCTCGGCAGAAGATAAGAGGATGCCGATCAGGGCATCCTCGTCACTGGAATCTACCCGGAGGTAGGTTTT